TACTGATTTAATTGGTGTACCATTAGAAGTCGGTCCATATAAATTGACTTTCAAATTGAATGTAAGCGTATATGTTACAAATCTTCTTGTTTGAAAATCGCCATCATAATCATCTTGCACTGAAACTGAATTCAATATAACTGGAATATCGTTAGCAACATTCATTCCTGGAATAGTATTTAGCGACAGAGTAAACTCTGGTGTAAAATATGGAAGAATCTGCTCAACTATTTGCATAGCATCTTCTTGCGTCTTCGTCAGGATGTATAACGATATATCTATATTATATGGAACTGGTGTATACATTGCTGTATATGATGGTTGTCCAGCGCCCACTGGCGCTTTATACTGGACCAGCTTATTCATTCTGTTCAATTTTCTAGATGGGTCATATGAGATACTTGTTACCTCAAACGACATTCTAGGTAATACGGTATATGTATTGTTTTCTAGATTCGGGTCTTGTTCAATACGAACTATCCATTTTTCCTTTGGCGCATACGCAACTGGAACTTTAACAGTTTGGAGCAGTGTATTTGCTCCGTCTTTAGATCTTCTTTGAATCTGGATGTTGCTGAACAAACTACCAAACGCAACAATAGTTTTTCTGATAATTCCGTGATAGAAAACTTGACCAGCTAACATTAATTTACATCCCCAAACGGATTATTTTTATCAAACAGAACAGTGGTTGCTTCAGTTTTAAATCTAGTGTTATCGCCGAACGATGTAGATTTCTGAACATCATTATTTATTGATGTATCATATGTCTTGAGTGTTTCAAACACATCGATAGAAGCGATTCCTGTATCGATCTTCTCTGAACCATATTGGAAGAGCTCAACTTGTAATTTATACACATACAACTTTCCAAGTTGATAGAACGGGTCTTGATGTTGAACAAACTTAATTTCAAACAATCCTTTAGTCAGAGGGAAATATAAAAGATCGCCCTCACAAGGTCTTGATGGAATTATGGTTTGGCCGAATTGGCCAATTAATTGTTCCCATCTACGTCTGGCAACTGTTAGGGTTGCAGACTGCTCGTTCATCAAACCAAACTTTTGTATAAACTGTCCCTGCCCATCAAAATTATCTACGTTTTCGAAATACATTTCGATTGGATATGAGGATTTGAATTTACTTAAACGATCCTCACCCAAAATTTCATCTTTTGCTATGAGTGTTCTTGGAAGATAAAACATATCTTGCCCATAAATGGCCAATGACTCAATGATCAGATCTTCTATTAGAAGCTGTTCATTTCGAGTTCCGTGGCTAAAATATACATTTCTAGCCATAAGTTATCCCATAAAAAATTCGAGAGGCGCTGATTTATTTTTTAGATTATCTTCTAACTCACGCATTTCATCAATCGCCTCTTTATAGAGACCATCGCCATCTACGGTAACACCGCCAGGAAGTTGTAGACCATTAAACTTTTTCAAATTAGTAGCCCACTGTTTTTTAAACAGAGCTGTTGTATAATGCTTCAGCCATTGTTCGCCAAACATTTTTGGGAATTGCGCTGGGTCTAATACACGATATGCCTCAACAAGTAAATATTGACCAGCCTTTACTTCAGTACCCCAATCTAAGTCAATGTAGAGTCTATCTTGTAATCGGTTAAATCTGTATAAGACAGATCCATTTAGAACATTGTCAAGCAACGCTAAATGATTCATTACAGTTTTGTAGTAGATAATTGATGTTGATGTTAAATCATACAAATCATTTAATCTTAATTGATATTGTAAATCAAAAATAGATTTAGATGATGACGTGCTGCTTATAGTAGGGAAAACACGTGTCACACCATAAACCAAATCATTGATTGGAATGTATCGATTAGTTACATCAGTTTCAGTTACTAGGTGTTTCAAATAAATTTTTTCAGTACCATCGTAGTGATATTGTCTCCAATATTCTATGGCTTCGTCTAAGCGATCTTCTAGTTGATCATCGTCAACATTAATCTCTACAACTGGATCGCCCAATTCTCTTAGGCAATATTTTTTTAATTTTTCTCTACTGTCGACTGCCATATTAACCTCCAAGCGCAATGGCGAAAGGTATACCTGCAAATGCAGCACCTGCTTTAGTTGCCATTGCAGTATTGCTTCCAGCAGGATATCCTCCTGCAGAGTTCTTGTTGGTTATCATATTACCATCAGCATCAAGCATAATTTTAGTTGTACCCAAGTAGATAGTTGTGCCTGCTAGATATAAGTCGCGGAATCTGTTTGTTGCGCTACCCAAGTCGTAAGTAATAGATGCAGTTGGTAAAAGGTGACCAGTAATATTTGTGTTACCACTTAGTGTTGCAGTGGTTATTGTTGGACTTGTACCAAACACTAATGCGCCAGAACCTGTTTCATCAGAGATAACACCAAGCAATTCTGATGATGTTGTGGCAGCAAATTGTGATAGTTTACCTGAGGTAACTGCAAGACCAGTAACTGAACCACCCAATGAAATAGCAGATCCATTGATGCTAATGCTACTGTTTGTTAGAGAAGAGTTGCCAATATTAGATAGAGTGTTGTTTGTACCACTAATAGTTTTATTTGTTAGAGTTTCAGATCCTGCTAGAGAAGCAAGGTCAGCATCGGTTACAGCAGTATTAAACTGAGCCAATGTTCCACTTACTGTGTTGCTACCAAAAGCAATAGTTTTATTTGTAAGAGTTTGCGTTACTGAATTCTGACCATCTACGTAGGTCTTAACTGCTTTCTCTGTTGGGATTGCATCATCAGCGTTTCCAGCTAATGTTCCATCGGCACTAAATTCAGCAACAGAAACTCCAGCATTAAATCCCAATCCTGTAATATTAGCAATTGTTCCACCAGATAAATTCGCAGAACCTTTGAAAGAAGTTGCTTCAATACCAATGTTTGCTGTCCACAATCCTGTTGCGTTTACATAGTTAAAGGTCTTATCAGTTGCGCCTTTTAATGTAATACCACCACCATCTGCCGTAATATCTGTTGGCGATGCGATATCACCAAGAACAATATTCTTATCGTCAACTGAAAGAGTTGTGGAATTAATTGTTGTCGTTGTTCCGTTTACTGTTAAGTCACCAGAAACAACTAAATCTTTATTTACTGTAGTAGTACCACCACTGGCAGAACCAATGTTAATATTTGTGGTAGAACCTGATGCGCCACCAGTACCGAGATTTACTGTTTTCGTTAACCCAGTGTTCGTAGCAGCAGTTGCTAGGTTTACTGTGTTCGCTACAGCAGCATTGGTATTTCCAATATTGAATGTGGTTGCTGCAGCACCAAAGTTTATTGTAGTTGGTGTATCAAGTAAAGCGAACGATGCGCTACTAGATGTTAGCTGCGTAGTAACAACTGGACTTGCCAATGTTTTATTTGTTAATGTTTCTGTTCCATCGATAGTAGAAACATCTGCGTCTGAAATAGCTGTGTTTAATTGAGCAAGAGTTGCTGTTAAAGTGTTGCTTGTTAAATTGATTGTTTTGTTTGTTAGAGTTTGAGTAGCAGCTTTCTGTACCAACTCGAAACCACCTGCAGTGCTACCATCATGAACACGAATAGTATCTAATTGTGTGTCAATACTAAGTTCGCCCACCGCACCAGTGAAGGCATTGTTTTGTGTAGTAGTACCACGTCTAAATTGCACAACTGTTGGCATTTATATCTCCACTTTTATAATGTACCAAAGTTTACAGATCTAAGATATCCTGGATATCCTGCTAAGTCGTAATCTTTGGCGGATGTTATGTCAATACCGAAAGCATCTTGTGTTGCGGAGAAAGCAGTAAAGTCACCATAGTCTCCAGTTGGAAACACTTCGGTGTTAACTACATCTTCTACATATGTTTCTGAAGCATATGATCCAGCATCAAGACCAGTATTAGTAATCGTTATCTTATTTAGTATAGAGTCCAGAGTAATAGAAATACCTGAACCACCAACAAAATCTAAAGAAGATGATGTTATTGCAGATAATGTAGTTTGACTCGGAGAAGTTATGGAAGCAAAACCAGATCCATTGGGGATAAAGGTTAAATTGCCTGCACCATCTGTTGCGATAACTTGGTTTACAGTTCCGTCTGATGTTGGTAAAGTATATGCGTTATTTACACTTACTGAACCCGCACTCAATTTTCCCGCAACACCAACACCACCTGCAACTTTTAGTGCACCAGTAGTAGTTGATGATGACGCAGTAGTATTACTTAAAGTAATAGCGTTTGATGACGAAGCCCCACGACTAGTAATATTTTGAAGAGTATCGCTGGCAGTCGCAATTAAGACAACATTCCCAACACTATCTTTCGAATATATTTTTTTATCGGCTGAATTAAATGCGACTTCTCCGACCGCAAGGTCTGCTGCCAATGGCACTGCATTGGCAACTTCAGATCGCTTTAATTTAATTACATTTGCCATTAAGCGTATGTTCCACCATCAATGTCACCATAAACTAATGTTGAACCATTAGATTGTAGAATTTTTCCACTAGTGCCAACTGTTAGTTTACTTAATGTAGATGCGCCAGAAGCAACCAACAAATCGCCAGTGCTGTAACTAGAGTGACCAGTACCACCATATAGTGCTGTAATTACGCTACCTTGCCAAGTGCCAGTAGTAATAGTGCCAAGAGTAGTAATAGTGTTTTGACCAACATATGTTGACGCAATATCAATACTATCTGCATTGGCAGTGATTCTATCTGCAGTTCCAATAACATTTAGAACACCAGATGTTAGTGTTAAACCAGTACCAGCAACAGTCGATTTTAGTTGTAGATTATCTGATCCGTCTAATTCTAAGCCACCATTCGTAGCGACATTAAGGTCGATTACACCAGCAGTATATGTTAAACCAGCACCAGCTAATGTTGTTTCAAGAGAAAGAACACCAGAAGCATAATCTAAACCAGTACCTGCTATTGTGGATTTTAGTTGTAAAGCATCAGATGATAACTCAATACCACCAGATCCTGCGACATTAACTTCTAGCGTATATCCGTTTTTAGATAAACCATTACCAGCAATTAGTGTGCCAGAAGCAGAGAATAATGTCCAGTTGATGTCATCAGTGCCAATAGTTACAACACTATCAGAAACTACAACAAAACCAGTGTTATCGTTGACAGTACCTTGTTCAACGAAAACGAAAGTTCCTGGATTTAATTCAGCAGGAGCATCAGCATCTGTTGCGCGAGTCCAAGAACTGGAAGCAACAACATAGATACCATTTTGAGATGCGGTTGTTTGATCTTTAACAAGAACACGATCGCCAACAGAAAGAGCAACACCATCAATAGTTTGTGTATTGCTTAGTGTAATATTTGCAGTTGTAGCTGCTTTAACTGAATTTTTAACATCAAGACCAGAACGAGCAGCATCAACGTAATATTTTGTAGCAGCATCTGAATCGGCAGATGGTTCGGCAAGATTAGTAATGCGAGTTGCAGAAGCATCGATAACACCTGTTCCATTTGGATCAAGAATAATGTTGCCATTAACATTTGTAGATGAAATTGTGTTTCCATCGATATTAATATTATCAACAGTAACTGCAGTAAGACCTGCCAATGAGGTTTGTGTCGCACCAAGAGAAACAGATGTAGAACCAATAGTTACTGCACTGTTTACAAGTTTAGCGTTGGCAACACCACCATTTTTAATGGTAACATCACCTACGTTTGATACGTCAAAATGAGTTGCAGAGAAAGAAGCAATACCAGCATTGGCACCACTTGCATATTCTCCAGTTACTGTAATTGATGTCCCAGCATGTGTGACATCAATACCTTCACCACCAAGAATGCTAATAGCATTCCCAGCCATACTCATTGCGCCACTGTCTGTTGTAACAGCTTTTACAACTGTGTCGGATAAAGTAACAACACCAGCAGCAACATTAAATCCAGATGTTGCGAAAGAAGCAATACCCTTGTTTGTATCAGAAGCATCTTCACCCGCAACAGTAATAGTTGCACCAGATGCTGTAACATCAACACCTTCACCACCAACAATAGCAATCGCATGACCACTTGGGGTTACTGCAGCAGAAGAATCGACAGTTAAACCTTTGATTACTGTGTCTTTTAACTCAACTGCACCAGCAGTTACGTTAAAATCGTTTGTTTCAAAAGAAGCAACACCCTTGTTGGTTGTAGAAGCATCTTCTGCTGCAATAGTAATTGTATTTGTTGCGGAATTTACAGAAGTGTCAATGCCTTCACCACCAGTAAATGTCAGCGTATCGGTAGCAAGAGCAATAGAATCTGTACCAGTATCACCAGCAATACCAAGAGTGGTACTAATTGATGCTGTTGTTACTGCAGTTAATTGACCCTGAGCATTAAAAGTTATAACTGGAATTGATGTTGAAGAACCAACTGGTCCTGCAGCAGTAATTTGATTAGAAAGAGAAACTGTTGAGGTATTTCCAACATCAGAGTTGGTAATAGTAATACCAGTACCACCAGTAACTGCACCACCAACTGTATCATAGATATACTCTTGAATAGTGCTAGCACCAATATTTACTGCGCCATTGAAAGTAGCTGCGCCTGTTACATCCAGTGTGCTAGAAGCAGATAATGTGGTAAACGCACCAGTACTTGGTGTTGAGTTACCAATTGGAGTATTATTAATGTTTGTGAATGTGGCAGACTGAGCATTAATTAGACCACCAACATGCAATGCGCCACCGATACCAGCACCACCAGCTACTTGTAAAGCACCTGAAGTAGTGGTTGTTGCTGCTGTTGTGGAAGCAATCTTAACAACACCAGTAGAAACATCAACAAAACCAGTACCATTGGCAGCAAGTACTAAATTACCATTAGTATCTGTTATACTAATAGTGTTTCCATTTAAATCAATATTGTCAACTTTTAAGTTGTCGATCTTACTGTTAGAATCAGTAATAATTGCAGAAGATGCGGTTAGAACCCCCTTCGCATGATCCAGCATATCGGTAAAATATTTACCACCAACAACAATGTGCGTCGCAGCATTACCCGAGATCTCATTACCGATACCAACGTAAAGTCGGTCGCCACCAGAGACAACGGAAGAATCTGCTGCTGAATATGCTAGTTCTCCATTACCAAGTGTGGTAGGATCTCCAGCAGTTGTAGATCTTTTTATGCGAATAATTGATGCCATCTCTATTTCCTTCGATTGTTAATAATTACCGCCTTCTAAATTTTGGGCGTTTAATGTTGTTGTTGCTGTCCACTTTGATGTAGCTGTTTTGTAGACCAACAAAGATCCTTCTGTTTTTCCTGTTGCATCAACCTCAATATTGGCACTCAGCGGTGAATCTGATGCTGCTGGTCCTTGTATTCCAATAGATTGAACTGTTGGATTATTGCCAGTAGAATCTACCGACACAACAATATTGGGATTGTTTAATACTGCTACTATATCAGTCATGTTTTATCTCGTTACTTCAGGGGATAGAACAACCAAACCTTCCAGCACTCTTCTTTTTGCTGTACCTAGTGTTATTTCGATATCATACACATATCTACCAGCAGCAATAGCTGTTGATGCTGCTGCCGATAGTTCTAATTTTATTTGTCCAGTTGCTGCATTGTGTACTGTTGCAGTAAACGCAATTGAGGTAGATGATGTAGCAGATTTTCTAAACTGTGATGCTACCGTGTATCCTGTCAAATTAATGACAGTGCCATCCTGATTAGTCAATGTAATAATTGAACTATAATCAGAACCTTGGTCGATGAATAAATTAGTTATTGTTGCCACGTTTTACCCCATACTCTTTACTTGTATATTTATAAAATATGCAAGGTCAAAATTAAAAAAGACCCTTTCGAGTCTCTTTGTTAAAGAACGATAAACCAACCTATACCATCAGAGGCAATAGTAACTGAACTATTTGGAGAAACCGTAGCAACAGTTGATCCTGCATTTATGACAACTGACAGTGATGAAGATCTATTTCTTATAGTAGTCTGGTATCCAACAGCATCTGCTGCAACAGGTATAAAAATTGTCCTATTAGAAACGAGAGGATTTACGGAAATTATGTCTCTGATATCAGATGTAGTTAAAGTTATATTCCCACTCAAATCTTGTGCGAGAATTGTTTTGTCGTAAGATGGAACTAATAGTTGTTTGCCAAGATAGATTAGATATACTACTCCAGCTGGAGCAGATGCAAACTGTATCTTTGTTCCACCATCAACAATAGTATACCCAACTCCAGGCTGCACTACTGCGCCATCGTCAACTACTAGGATAGAGGATGCAGATCCTACTAAAAAATCTAAGGTAAACAAAGTGGTACTGCCATTGGCAGAAACCACCTGTTTCTCAAATAATCCATAGAGAGGATCTCTTCCGATGTATGCCATCTTTGAGGCTCCTTATGCTTGTGACTCAGACCAAGAAAGTTTTCCTGATACAATAAACGGCGAAGAAGAAGTAATGGTCGTAGTATTTGTAGGTTGACACAATAATGTTAACAAATCTGGACCAGAAGGGAAAATACCATCACCGCCCAAAATAGAGTTACCCAAGTCAACTAATCCTTTTAGTTCGAAGGAAGATGTTGTATTACCACTGACTTTACCCACATATAGAGTAACACCACCAGCAACAGAGTCGCCAGTATTGTGATCAATAAACTGTGACAACGAAGGAGTTCCCACATTCGTAAACACAAGATTAGAAGGTTGACCATTCAATACTAGGAACAAGTCAATTTCTTTCGATGTAGTGATAGAAACAGAATCAAGAATAACCTGCATTCTATTAATAATTTCACGCTCACCTAAGAATCCAACTAATGAAGAATCAACAGATGGGGCTAGTCGAATCGATATAATTGGCTGTGGTCTTGTCAAGTCAGTTGCGGATATCTCACCGAAAGTACAAACAATTCCTGAAGCTACGTCCACATATGTTCCAATATCTGGAACAACGGCAGTGGCTGGATAGTTTGTATAAATTTTCGATGCAGCGCCAAGCACTTTAACCTGCGTAATGTAGGTAGCAGTAGGTAACACACCTGAAGCATCACGGATCAACTGACCCTGTGTAACTTTACCAGCATCGGCAGCGCTCACACCAAGAGTGTACACATATACACGTTTACCACGTAGTGTAATTTGCTCAAAGACCGATACTGCATTTGTTGTAACTGTTCCTGTTACTCCGTTGGCGAATACGTATGGCTTAGAGATAGCAGAGAATTTATATGCTCCGTCATCAGAGAACAAACCATCCATAATAACAGAAGTACCGAAGTGGAATAGTGTAGGTGAAGATGTAGGATCATCACCATTGTCGATCTCATAACGTCCAGGTAAGTTACCTGAGCGGAAGTATGATTCGTTCAATCTGTTGTTGTGGATAAATTCATGGAAGTAGAACACGTGTCCATAACGATCTTTAAATCCGAAACGAATTTTACCAGCACCATACCATGAATAGTCAGCGTAACACATCTGAATCTTATGTGGGTTGAAGATATAACCTGATGGACCAAGTCCATCGGCACGATCTAGGTTCCACTCAGTTCTTGGTATTCTAACATCAACCATCTTGGTGATTTTAACTTGCGTTGAAGATGCACCACGATATGCTGGTTGAATAATTAAACGACTATCAGATTGGATCGAAACAACTTTATACGAAGAACCACGAATAGAGATGTAATCGCCTGTAACTATTTGTCCTTGGAAACTTGTATTAGTTCCCTCAATAACTTGAGAGTTTTTAGTTGCCGCAACTACACCAGAGAGCTGTAGTGTTGAAGAACGACGAACAACATAAATTTCTTGACCATCATACTCAAAGAAGAATCCGTTCTGATCATCAAACATACCCGCACGAATATATGAATCACGCCATTCATTTCTGTAGTATTCTGGGAATCCAGAAGCAATCGATTGAAGGATTTGACCACCAGCTGTTACTGTAAAAGTAAACGGATCAATAATTGAATTAATTAGGAACTGACCATTATAGAAGTTAGTTCCTGTTGTTGTTACCGCATCTTGAATTGTAATACTATCATTAACTGCAAGATTATGTGGTTCTTGCGTAATTGCAGTAATAAGGTTTGATCCTGTGTTATATGTCAACTTAGCCAGTGTTTTAGCTGGCGAGAAGTTAATCGCGAAAGAGTTTTGAATACCTTTACCAGATTGGTAACGGAAATACTTACGAGATTGACGAACGATCTTACTATTTGGAGAAGTACCTGCAGTAATATCAACACCACCATCGAAGGACTTGTGTAAGTTATATCCATCAGGACGTAGGTTTACTGTTGTTTTCAAGAAGTATTTTGAAGACGCAGTAGTAGCCTGAACAGATTCTAGAATAGACATAGATGTATCAGTAAACACTAGATCAACGGTAAACTTACGCATACGACCACCAACAAACATGTAGAGGTTATCGCCCTTCTTAAAGTCTGTTAGGAATTTAGTTGATGTTCCAGTAATAGTTTTCTGATTTACTGTTCCTGCCACTGTACCAACACCCGCAAGACCTTTAACAATGTTAGCAGATCTAAAGAAGTGAGTTCCAGATGGCGCATTAATTTGAACATAGTTACCATCAATAGCATCTTGCACAGAAGTTGCTAGACGGAAAGTCTTATCAGTAATCGGAATTACGTATCTTGCTTCATCAGCAATAATAGCAGTATTGCCATTGCGATCATATTCAATCTGCTCACCCAAGATTAGATTATGATCCGCTGTTGCAGAGGTAGTAATAATATCGTTGGCTGTATCGACGTTTGCCGATACAATACTGTATGTTCTCTTCACAACTTGGAATGGCGCTTGAAGCACAAAAGACTTACCACCATCAGCTGCGGGGACGCTTTGAATTGGATATGCGCCATCATATGCGCCGACTTGATTTACCAAAGTAATTGTTTGTTGACCAACACCCTGTGTAGTTAAGCGGATATCTTCTGAAGATGCGCTAACAGTAAATCGTAGTTCCCACCAGTTACTCATACCTGCAGGAGCTGCGTTAACATCAGATGTTGGGTCAACCTGAACACGAATACCCTTAAACCCACCATCAGTTCTTAACAATGCAGAGACGTCTTTAGATGTCCAGTTTGTTGCTGTCTGGAAGGCAGAAGTAAATGCCTTCGGTGCCACGTTACCAATATTAAACGTGCTATTTACTGTAGTTCCATCAGCGTTGTAAAACTTTAACACAACGAATTCTGTGGAATTTCTAAAGTCGCCACGATATTCAACTTTAGTAATAGAGGCAACAGAAGGGTCTAGACCAAGTGGAGTTTGGAAGTTTATGTTAAAGTCAGTTGCAGCATTAGATGTATTACCAAAGGCTGATGTTACAGCTGTCGCTGGTGCGCCAGACGCTTGTTTAAAGATAAGACGATTATCATTCAAACGTGCAACACGAAGTGATTGGTTATTTGTTAATGGCGATGGCGCTGTTCCTTGAGTTGTAAACGTCGCATCGCTTGTTGATGTGATTTTGTGGTTTGCAACAAAGATTGAGTTGTATGTTGGGTTTATTTTCTGAACACTAACAACAAAGGCTGCAGGATAGTTAGAAATATCGTCAGTATTTGGTGCTTGAGTTGGTTGAAGTTTAAACAAATCTTCTGTAACTACAGTAATTCTAGCAGCAAAAGTTGATGAAGCAATAGGAATGCTATTACCAGTACTGTCAACAAATTCAAATCTATTGCTTGTTGTATAGTTAGTAACTGTAACTTCACACAAATCGTTGTTGGCGTATCCGTGCCCTGCTTGGAATATACTATTACGGAAGTTAGATGGAATATCATTGGCAAACATGTAGTAAACATGAGTACTGTTACCAGAGAATACAGATAAACCTGCATCGGTGTAGTTGGTATTAATAATACCAAAATTGTTTGTCGATGATGCAGCGTTACCGTACTTGTGACCACCTGTACCAAAGCGTCCATTTAGACGTTGGTTCGGTAAGAAGGAATAACCATCTGCACTATTTGTATATGCACTATCAGGTGTTCTGCTTTGGAAAGCGATTAGTCGAGAACCATTACCACCTAATCCGAATTGAGTTGTTGCGAAATCGCTACCAGAATGATTCAAGTTCAATGAGGAAGGACGGAACTGACCAGAGAAAAATTGTTGAACTGACCAGTTAGATGTTGGGTTACCGAATTTGTCTTTGGTTGTCATACCACCATCTGGGTTCAATCCATAGCCGAAGTAGTATCTACCTGCAGTTGTTCCAACACCATTGTAAGATGTTCCATTACCTTGGAAAATTGCAGTGTTAATGGCAAGATTTGGGAATATTGATCCAGATCCAGCACCAGCAGCACCGACACGTTGAGAATTTACGCGACCTGTAGGTGTACCATCACCGAAGAATATGTTTACACCAGAACCAGCAAAAGTGCCTGCAGATGAAGAGAAGTTTACCTGTGAAAGTGTAAGTGCCCAAGGGACATTTCCTACACCATATGTAGTTGTAAGATCAACCAAGTAGTTTACTTGTGTTCCGCTGTATGTTTGCGATGCTTCGTTTCTGGTTACACCATTTGTGTTTACTGTATTATTTCTATTGAAGAATGCAGTCGCACGTTCTGTGCCGTTTTTCTGCTCAACTTTGTAAACCAATCCTAGTCTTGGATGACCACGTGTAATGTCTAGCGCAGTAAGATTAACAACGCTGGCCAATGTTCCGTAGTCGGTACATAATTGGAAAGTGTTGTCTGTAACTCGTTTAACATAATAGACTGTTCCGTCAACCATGCCACCTGTAGATAGGTTACGAGTTTGTGTTTGGAACACAAGACAATAGTTATCTCTTAAGCCATGAGCTGTCCAAGTAATTTGATCTGTATCAACATCGACTATTCCTGGACTTAGATACAAATTATATGTAGATGTCCAATCCCATGTAACAACTGGGAACTCTAAAAATCCACCTCTATTTGTTATAAGTGTGGCATCAACTGATGCAGTAGTTACGATAGCTGGAGAAATATCGACAGTTGGTCTTCCGTCTGCAGCAGTTGCAGTTGCATTTGCTATTACTAATGATTTTGGTCCGATAGTATTTCTAAGATAAACTTTAGTTCTAGGATTTAAACCATGAACTTCTGGGCAACCAATAGTAAGAAGAGAATTGCCAGCTGCAGCGTCTGTTACAATACCTAGACCATCTGATTCATCGATTGGTAATGCTGAACCTTCGAAAAATTTTGCTTGGGTAACTGTCGTATAAGAACCAGAAATAACTTCTGTTCTTGATGCTGCTTGGTCGATCTCATAGATTGGGTCGCCAAGTTTAAGATCAGTACCTTGATTTAAAGTTACTTTGACAACTTTAGAAGCAGCTGTTGTAGTAATTGATCTCAATCCTTCTAGTGGAACGTCACCGCCAGAAGAATAAATTGTTGGAATATTTTGAACAGTTTGTAAGGTTTCCCACTTAGTTCCTTGTAGACCATACTCAAAGTCGGTATCGATCAAGTTGCCTGGAGTTGAAACACGGAGTTTATTAACTGGGTCGATCATTGCTTCTTCGAAGCCAATTTTCGCATGATCTTCTTCAATGAAGATTTGAACTTCGTCGTCATCCAAACAACCAAGAGTTGACAAGTCTGCAGTCAGAACATAAGTAGTTGCTTCTTGTTGCTCCGAAAAGTTAAATGACTCATATCCAAGCGTAGGATCTGCGAAGTTGTAGATAATCTGATTGTTTGTCACATCAGTCATCAACAACAATCTGTTCGGTCTGATATTTCCTGGAATTTGAATGGTATTATTTACGGTATCCAGTGTATATCCAGTGTATATTAACTTTTTTGCCATGCTTTCATTTCCTTATAAATGTCTTTACTGTTGAATATTTCCAACATATTTAAAAATTATAAACTGCGAACCAATTGTTCCTGATATTCTGAGGTTGTCATATTGGTCGGTGTATATAACTTTATGAATTTTAATCTCTTCATTATTTAGTCTTATTCCATCGTCAATAGGTATCAATCTTTTCAGTTGCTCAGGTGATATATCATAGTATGGAGATTCTTCTGTAAACTCAAATAATTCTCCATCTAATTTTAACTGCCCATTCGGATCGCTAATGCAATAAAATACTGTCGGTTCAAGACTCACCAGCTTTATTTGTTTTTGAGCACCTGCTGCGTCAAGTTCTTCTTTAGTGGGAATATACCCATCTACAGGTTCAACTTTCGCTGCGTTTCGAAATGGTACTTCTTTCCTAGTTTCTAGATCTATTAATGAATAATGAAATCTTCCTGTTCCCAATTTACCAAGAATTTTTCCATGTTCATTAACAACATGAACTGAACCCTGCTTTATAAAAGTTACAGTACACAAACCCTTCCATGGTATAGTGATCATTCCTATATCACCAGCTTCACCACACAATTTCTGTACTACGTAACCTTGATTTCGCCTTACGGCGACCACCTCATCATTCCAAAATGCCAAGGGTTATCCTCCCAATGCTATACCAAATGCGACAGTCAATGATTGAGTTGGAACTAAATCCCACTTCGAACCATCGTGAAGTTCAACTTTCTTTGTAGTATTGTTAAAACGATACTGACCCTTCAGATATGTAGTGGGATCACCAACTGGTCTGTTAGCCTGTTCGCCGACAGGCAGTCTTACGGTTTGACCCTGCATTTGAATATCGTCTTGCAGTGAGTTTGATTTTATTTTGCTTATGGCCATTTTGTAGTATCTCCTATTACTATTTAGTCGTTAGATTGATACATAAAGTTTAAAAAGATCTCAGTTGTGTTAGTTATATTAGTATCTGCGACGTTAACGAACGCACCAGATGTAGGTTGTGTAACTAAAGAAATGAGACCTGAGTTGTTTGATAAACGACCTAATGTAGAACCAACACTACTACCATTTATAATAGCAACTTGGGCGATATGCTCATTCGCTACCGCAAATGGTACACCAGATATTTTTACTGTTCCAGTTAATGCGCCTTTGTTAGTCAACACAATTCTTCCTGTACAAAAAACTCTATTACCCATTTTTGTAAACGTGCCGTATGTTGTTCCTGCCTGTACGATACCAGTTGTAGCGTTGTTTATTTCTAGCACAGGGAACCAATCGCCCTCTTGATAATCGTCTAATGTGTAAGGATCAGTTGATGGGAAACTGTTTGCTGGAAATTGAATTCTTCCTTGCGAAGTAGCTGTACCTAAAATAAGATTATTTACTGTTAGTGTACCAGTGACAGTGTCGCCAGCTTTATTTAAAGGAGTATATCCCAAAGAAGCTGCGATAGCGCCATTCGCTAGTTTCGGTCCAGTAACTGCCGAAGCTGCAAGTTTCGCAGTCGTTACAGCTAAATCTTCAAGAGCACGAGTTGATACTGAGCCATCGGTAAATGCGTTTCTTGAAACAGTGCCGAATCCTAAGTGGAACACAGTAACTTTAACACCAGCAGATAAACCTACAGCCAATGTTAATGTTGTTCCCGACAGAGTAAAGTCAACATTATCAGTATAGACTGATCCATTTGCTGTAACAATTATTGATTGTATAGATGCTGGAACTTGTGTTAGATTAAAAACAGTTTGTCCTTGCGTGGCAACAAACTTATCTACAGTAAATGCCTTTAAATTCGCGGAAAGTGTTTCTGCCGTTACAGATCCAGCTGCAGGTTGTAATTGATAAGTGGATCCACCTTGATGTAATGCGTAAATATTTTGACCAGCTTCAGGAACACCAGTAAAGTGTAATCCTTTGTTTTCTTCTACAGCCACAGCTGAGATTGTAGCTGTTGCGACACTAGTGCCACCAGAAGTGTTTGCAATTATAGCTGAACCAGTAGTAAAGTTAGCGTTTGGTGTTGTTTTATAAACACGCACGAAAGTGCTGGCTGATTGTACGATTATACCCTCAGCTGAACCTATGCGGATATATTTGCTAGTGGTAATTGTTCCTGCGATATTTGTTATTGATAGCAATACCAAATCGGAAATTAAGTATGCTTCTACAGGTTCTTGTACTACGTTATCGACAACTACAATTAAACCAGACTCGAATCCACCTGGAACTTGTTGACCCAATGGATAAATGTATTGAACCCCATTACCAAGATACTCATCTCTTGGTCGTGCGCCTGTTGTTGTGTCTTCTGGACCTGAACCGATGTAAGCCATTAAACGTCCTCTAAAATAGAACCAATAACATCTAAAGATGTGCCAGCACTAGACACCACACTTATAGTATCTAAATTAAATAAAACGATTTTTTGACCAGCGATTACCTGTAACGAACCACCAACTGGAACTGGTGCGTTTTTTACAACATAATAATTGTTACCACCTGATGTTATATACACATCAGCTGTAACAGCACCCTGTGTTGTATTACATAAATCGAGTTCGATCATAATCGCTTTTTTAGTAGCTGGTGCTTGATAGACCTGCACCGCAGATGTCCCTACGTTTCGTGCTAAAG